GTCCTGAATGGACAGACGATATGCGTACACAAGCGGGCATACAAGCAAATAACCCATTAGGTTACGCATTACATAATACATATATTGCTCCTGTTATTAGTAAGCCTTCGTTGACAACAATTAGAAGCATATTCCAAGACGGAGACACAGGTGATCCAACAGTTGCAGGTGCATCAGGATACGTAGTCACCCCAGGATCGAGAGTACAGCAAATTGATTGGTTTAGTGGTAGTGGTATTGTTGGTGAAACACAAGACTCAAACTTTTACACAGACTATGACGGACATGGCACTCATTGTGCAGGCATTGCCGCAGGTAAGACATTTGGCTGGGCAAAAAACGCAAGAGTATATGCTCAAAAATTAGGCGGCTTAGAAGGCGCATCAGATCCTAATAACGGAATTAGTATTAGTAATGCATTTGATTGTATAAGAATTTGGCACAACAATAAATCAGGTGCTGATGCAGGCAGACCTACTGTTGTCAACATGAGTTGGGGATACGGAACTACAAGAACTGGAGATCCAACATCGGGAACATATAGAGGAACTGCTTGGACATACGGTGTTGATTATACTACTCGATCAGAGTTAGAAGCAGCAACTGGAGTAAATCAAAATAGAATAAGCTCAGGCGGTTCACCAGCATGTAGACTATCTGTTAGAAATGCTACAGTTGATGCTGAAATAGAAGATATGGTAGCAGCAGGAATACATGTAGTAATTGCAGCAGGAAATAACTTTAACAAAATAGAAGCATCTGGCGGCGATGATTATGATAATGAAGTACTGTGGAGTGGAACTACAACAACTTATCATAGAGGCAGTTCACCGTATAGCTCAAATGCATACATGGTTGCTAGTTTAGATAGCACTACAGAAGATGACGGCGGAACTGAAAAAGACCGAACAAGTATATTTTCAAGTAGAGGACCAGGATGTAATATATGGGCACCAGGTTCAGATATTATGAGTGCTTGTCCTACACCTTATGACACAGGTAAATATACACCAGTAGCATATTTTGGCGATGGTAGTTTTTTTCAAATGAGTATAAGCGGAACGTCTATGGCAGCACCACAAGTTGCAGGACTATTATGTTTACATCTAGAATCAGATTCAACACTTACTCCGGCACAATTAAAATCAAAAATTTTAGCAGATGCAAAAAGTGTGGTGTATAGTACAGGCACAAGTACCGACTATGATCAGGTAAGTACAAGTACATTTGGACAAGATTTAAAAATTATATATAGTAGATATGCAAGTGCAAATGCATTTGCTATAACAACGGAATAGAGGGCAGGATTATGGCAATAAATTTTCCGGGTACACCGGCACTTAATGATACATTTACAGAAGGAGGTACAACCTGGAAGTACGATGGTACTACTTGGAATGTATCTTTTTCTCCAGCAGCAGCCCCGAATATTTTTACAAGATTTAATGCTGATACAGGATTTACTGAAGCCAATATTCCTACAGATAGTCTTACAGTTGCTGGTGGTACTAATGTAACTACTGCAATAGTAGGCGATACAATTACGATTAACGGTACAGCCGGCGGTGGAAATGCATTCGGCACTATAACTGCTGATGAAGGTTCAACAGTAGCGGCAAGTATAAATGATACACTTAATATAGTAGGCGGTACTAACATAGCAACTGCTATTGCTACAGATACAGATATTGTAGAAATCAATATGGCTGCATTTAGCATTGACTTTTTAAGTGATGTTGATACAACAAGTAGTACACCCACTACCGGACAGGTTTTAAAATGGAACGGCGCACAATGGGCGCCTGGTGCAGATGCTACAACTGGTGGCGCAGGCACAGATGCTGATACACTAGATGGGTTTGATGGATCTTACTATCTTGATTATAATAATTTAAATAACAAACCTACAATTTTAGCGTTATCGGCTTTAAGTGTAGGTGTTGAGAATAGTGCTAGTGGTAACGGTGCAATTAGTTACAACAATGCTACTGGAGAATTCAAATTTACACCTCCAACTGCCGCAGGAATAGGAGCATTAACTACTGAAACAAATGACTTAACAGCAGCAGTTACGTGGGCGAATGTACCAAATGCAAATATTACTGAGTCAAGTGTAACACAGCACCAAGCAGCATTAAGTATTACTGAAAGTCAAGTAAGCGATTTAGGAACATATCTAAGTAGTAGTTCGAGTATAAACGCACTTAGTGATGTAGACACTACAACGGCTGCACCTAGCACAAATGATGTCCTACAGTCGGACGGCAGTAACTGGGTACCTAATGCATCAGCCGGCGGCGGCGATGCAAATCAAAATGCATTTAGTACAGTTTCAGTTACTGGGCAAAGTGATATTGAAGCAGACACAGCAACTGATACAATAACTTTTGCAGGAGCAAGCGGTATTACAATTACAACTAATGCTGCATCTGATATTGTAACATTTACTGGTCCTGGTACAATTATCTCTACTTTTAGCGGATTGTCCGATGTAATTACTGCACAATTAACAATAGATAAGTTATATCTTCCAGCAATTACCAGATTAGACGTTACTAATAACGGTGCATCTGCTTACAGATTTGATCAATATGGCACTTCTGATAATCCTACTATATATGCAATCAACGGAACAACTATTGCATTTAATCTTACTGCTATGGGATCAAGCCATCCATTTTTAATTCAAACAAGTGCAGGAGTAAATTATAACGATGGCTTAACACATGTTTCATCTAACGGAACATGTAGTGTGGGTTCTAATGCACAAGGTAAAGATACCGGAACATTATACTGGAAGATTCCTTCTAATATTAGTGGTTCTTATAGATATCAATGTAGTTTACACGCGGCAATGGTAGGAACAATATCTATTAAAAACTTTTCTTCAATTTAAGATTTTTGTGTTTGATTCCAATCACGAAGTTTATTCTCAATAAGTTTACGCATCTCAACAATTCCGTCTTTGTGATCGTTTCCTAATCTGATACTTTTAGAATATATCATTTCAGCATGATCTTTGTCAAATGCTTTTACATGTGCAACTAACTTATTAAGAAAATTTTCTAATTGATTTTTCATTTTATCGTCAGTAATCTTATCAATTTGATTTTTATAACTTTTATATTCTTCTTTAAATGTTTCTGATTCAAGTAGTGATAACATTTTCTAACTCCAGTACTGTTTCAATTTTTGTTCTAATTAGATTATTATTTAATGTATTCCTCAATCCTGTATGCACGTTCTTGGGCAAGTAATCCATATCACTCCAGCATAACGTCGCTGTGTTTACAGTTAGAAACTCTTCCTTAACCAAACAGATATAGGTACCAAATTCAAATCCTTTATCCTTGGATAGATATAATTCTATGGGTAAAATTCTTCCTTGCGCAAATTTTTCTTGTGTATCTTCGCTATCTTTAATAACCGAATCCGTTTTAGAAAACGTAGGAACGGTCCACTTTTCATTCTCGAGTATGAGAAGAATTCTTTTTGTTGATAACGAAAGATATAAAAGTCCTACTCTTCTTTGCATACGAATACTTATTCGCCTTCTGGGTCAAATCTCCAGTAACCTGGCGAATATTCTCCCTCAAACGACTTGAGCCATTGTATTCCGTCCCACTTGTACTGTATTCCTGTGGTTAAATTTGAAACATATGTGATATCGTCAATATCTGCAGGATCAAAAATTACTGCCCATGAACTACCATTCCATTCGATAATACTGTTTCCGGGTATAGTAGTAGAAGTGCCATCAATATTTTTCCATGCATCTGGTTTATTTCCTGTCTCATCATTAACATCATCTAGCATTAAGAATCTATGTCCTACAGGAATATTTGATAGTCCATTTAATTTATCTATTGGGTTATAAGTGAACGGATTAATAATGGCATTTATTGTTCCATTACCTGCAGGATACTGCGGACTTACAATTAAAGAATTAGCATTCAATGTATCTCTATCCATGCTAACTAATAAAATAAAAGGATCCACAGGATTAATTGCTACTGTTCCTTGTATTTCGCTTCCATCCGGTTGTTTGAAATAAACAGTGCTAGTTCCTTCGGTAAAATTACCAAGTGCGGACAATACAGCATTCCAATCAAGTTTTCTGCCATTGGTAAATTCCTTTTCGTCGAGTCCTAGTGATTGTATCGCGGCATTTTGATCTACTATGGTTAGTTCATAATCCAAATCATTTCCGTTATTTGCTTTAAACAGCAATACCGGATATCTTGGATTTACATAGATTGTGTTTGATCCGTTATTGTTATAAACCAGTGTTGAAAGATTTACCACATCGCCTTCTTCGGTAAAAATGTTAGCAATGATACTTCTAATGACTCCGAGCTTTTTAACTTTAGCAGGAGGTGATATGTAAATTGGTATTTCAAAATCAACAGTACAGACATCAATGTCATCATCTGTTCCTGCTGGAATTGATCTAGAAGTAAAACTTGTGCTTGTTAGGTATACAACACTCAGACTGGTCCAATCAATATAATTGTCAGTGGTTTGTATTTCTAATGCCGGGTTGAACAACACTAATATCTGTTCCAATAACTGTAATTTTTGATCTGTATTTGAAGTCCATATATCGCATCTCATGCTTAGAGTAAACGGCGTGGGCATCAGTCTTTCTACAGTTACATTCTTTCCTTGGGCACCAGTGTACGTTCTTTCTCCATCACTATCAATATCATAGTGTCTTTCTCTAATGTTGACCTTGCTAACAAATGTAGGATCAGTTAAACGACCAGTATCCATTTCAAGCCCTGTAATATAGCAGGCCATTCTCGGAACTGTAGGCATTTTATTTTCAGAATTTTCTCTAATAATATTTCCAACCTGTCTTGTAAGATCACCATACATAACAGGTACAGATTGTTCATCACCATTACCGGCTTGATACTTAAAGCCTATGAAAATTCTCATAAACTGTGTTACGTATCTTCTAATCTGTCCGTCGTAGAAAAAATCCATTATTTTTTAAATCCGTGTGTAAATGCTTTTTCATCGCCCTTGGCTGCTGCTGCTCGGCGCTGTTTAATCTTTAGTGCAATAGGTTCCTCTTCCTTTTCAGGTGGACGTCTTTTGACTGTATGTTTCTTTCCGCTTGTTCTTGCAAAGCCTAGTATCTCTTCAATACGCATTATTCATCCGCCTTTGGTCTAAGGGCCTTGGATAGGCTCTGTCTTTCCTTAACAGTCTCGCCATTAATAACTTGTTCATTTGTATTATTAATGAATGAAGTTTTTTGTGTTTCTTTTTCTGTCTTACCAGCATAGTCTGCACCTGCAGCCGTATCACTAGTTCCTAGGTGTGTAATATTTGTTCTCACGTCATCCTCTACCTTGCTCCATCTGCCCTTGGCAAAACGGAACAACCTTGTTGGTTTATAATCTGTTCTAAGATGGAACTGTCCTTCACTCGGACCATTTGGAAATGCTATGCCCTGTGTGAATGGTGCACCATTTGGTGGAACTCCATCTCCTACTAGATAACCAGTGTAACCATTTGCTTGTGCTGATTGGAATACAGTATCAGCAGTTATAGTATCAATGTCTGCATCATCTAATGTACCATCGGCAGTAACAAGTTCTGTTTTACCTGTTTCATCCTGTTGTAATGTGTATAATTTTGTAGTGTCATAACCACTCTGTGGGGCATCTGCTTCTGCTTGGTCCAGAACTGCACTGGTAATTTGCATTTCTTTTTCATAGGTTGACATAATGTCTTTGAGAGTGTCTGCAAGTTTGTAGTATGTTAGATCCGGCGGAGCAATTCCGGTGACTTCCTGCGTCACAGTATACTTCTCACCATTGGGTGCTGTAACTGTATCGCCTGGATAGTAAGTTGAATCGGCATTCCATGTTCCTTTGAAATTTTCTGAATCTGCAATTTGATCCAGTATGTCCTTGAACTCCTGTGAATCTACTAGTGGTTTACATTTTGCTCTGTATAAGTGCGGATACCATGTTACACTAAATCCTTCTGCTGCTCTGTTTACTTCTTCAATAACGTAAAATCTTTTTAGTGCATAATTTAAATCATTAAGAGCATACTCGTCTTTTAGGTGCGGCAATTCAATTACATCACCTGCAATAATTTTTCTGCCAAGTTTCTCAACCGTGTCAGTGATATGGAAAGTGATGAATACAGTATCGTTTTGCAAAAACAGTCCAAACTGACTAAGGTTAAAATCTATGTCCTGAACATTGTATACACCACGCATAACAAAAACGTCTGGATCGTATTTTCTATCCCTATTTTCAAGAAACAGCATGTCCTGTATATTTGTAGGACTGAGAGTGTCATACTTTGGCTGTGATGGAGAGCCAGCAGTATCTGCTGTTGCTTCAGCACCTAGATACTTGTGTAGCATCACATCGGTACCACCAACTTGGAACATCTCCCAGGCAGTTTTATCAATAAATCTGTAATCGTTTCCCTTTTCCGGGCGGTATAAACTCAGTCTTGGCATAGTATATGTATTTACCGTTTTCTAACAAAGGCATAAATACTTACATGAGCCAAATTGATACAGAAAAACAAAAGGTTTTCAACTATGTTAAGAACATGCTAGGCGATGGCATGATTGATGTAGAACTTGATCCTGAGCATTACGATACCGGATTAGAAAGAGCTCTTGGTGTTTTCCGCCAGAGATCGGATAATTCAGTCGAAGAGAGTTACATTACTCTTACACTGGAAGAGGACCAAAATGAATATGTGCTTCCAACTGAAATACAGCAGGTAAGACAGATTTACAGAAGAAGTGTTGGTAGTAGAACAGGTAACGGCACAGGCGGAACAGTGTTTGAACCTTTCAATCTAGCATATACAAATACATATTTGTTAAGTTCAACTAACATGGGCGGACTAGCAACATACGAATTATTTGCACAGTATCAAGAATTAGTTGGCAAGATGTTTGGTTCATTCATCAACTTTACTTGGAATCCACAAAGCAAGAAACTAATTATTATGCAACGTCCAAGAGGAACAGAACAAGTATTATTATGGGCCTACAATAACAAACCAGATTATGTAATATTACAAGATGTTTATTCAGGACAGTGGATTAAAGATTATACACTTGCAAACTGTAAGATAATGCTAGGGCAGGCACGTGAAAAATTTGCTAGTATTGCAGGACCACAGGGCGGTACAGCACTTAATGGTGCAAGTATCAAACAAGAAGGACAAAACGATATTGAACGCTTAACTATGGAACTTGGAACACAAGTTGCAGGCGGCACAGGTTATAGTTGGATTATAGGATAATGCGCATTTCAGAATTAGTAACAGAAGACGAGCACAACGAAATTTTTAACGAAGTTGCTAAAATGGTTTGGGGAAGAACTTCGCCAACTGCCAAGGGCGGCAAGACCAAGTTACGATTCCGTTGTTCAGTGGGTCCAAGAAAAGGTAGACAAGTTAGTCATCCTTCAAAATGTGTGCAGCAATACAACGTTGCTAGAGCACAGAAAATGAAAACCACTCGCGCTAGAACTTCACCTACACAGGCACGTAGACAGCAAAGAACAAAATCAATCAATACATCAAGCGTTTTGGCTAGAAAACTTAATACAGGTAAGCCAGGACAACCAAAACCCTTCTATTAGAACTTGACACAACTGTAAGAGATGCTATAATATAACTTTAAAGGAGAGTTATATGATTATAGGCGTTTGCGGTTTCATCGGTTGTGGTAAAGACACAGTGGCAGATTATCTCGTTAATTTCCATGAATTCCGTAGAGAGAGCTTTGCAGATTCTCTGAAAGATTCAGTTGCAGCAGTGTTTGGTTGGGACAGAATCATGCTGGAAGGAAGAACAAAAGAAGCACGTGAATGGCGTGAGCAGGTAGATCCTTGGTGGGCAGAAAGACTGGATATGCCAACACTTACTCCAAGATGGGTTTTACAATATTGGGGCACTGAAGTATGCCGTAAAACATTCCATGATGATATATGGATTGCTAGTATCGAAAACAAACTTAGACAAAGTAAGGATGATATTGTTGTTAGCGATGTACGTTTTCCTAACGAAATTAAATCAATTAAGAAACTAGGTGGTAAGATAGTATGGGTACAGCGAGGAGCATTACCCGAATGGTATGATTGGGCAGTAAAAGCAAATTCTGGCAATAATCTGGCTATTAATGAAATGAAAATACGTAAAGTACATGCTAGCGAATGGGCGTGGATTGGTAACGAATTTGATACAATTTTAGATAATAACGGAACTATTGATCAATTGTATACTCAGATAGCAAACGTATTAGAAATCAGCAACTAGATCACCCTGTTTCCATCTTATATTTTCTTTTGCTAGTACTTCTCTACAATTAGCACATACAGATTTTAAATTTGAATGTTTGCAATTATCTAAATTTTCGTCAACATGAAATACTCTAAAAACTTCTTTATGTGGTGATTTGAAACCGCATTTATCGCATTGTTTTTTAATTTTATAGCCTGCTCTATGCCATCTAGGAACTCCGTGATTCAGTCCGTGTTTAGAACACGATTCACATAGACTCCTATAATACGTCCTGCCATCTTTCTTATAATTAACTGCTCGCGGTCTTAATCCGCACTTACATAACGGTCTCATGCTTGTATTTACACCTTTTTCGTCCCTTTATAAAAAGAGGCGTAAACACCCATTTTTGTCAAATCAAACTAAATACACTAGTAATACATTTAAAGTAATGAAGATTACGATACCAGGAGAAAATTGCACATGGCACTAACATCACCCGGCGTAGAGGTTACAGTAATTGACGAGAGTTTCTATACTCCTGCGGAACCAGGAACTACTCCTCTAATTGTTGTAGCGACAGCCCAAGACAAAACAAATGCAGCAGGTACAGGTGTAGCATCTGCAACATCCGCTGCTAATGCAGGAAATGCATTTAAAGTAACATCACAAAAAGAATTAGTAGATCTTTTCGGAGTTCCAAACTTTGAGAAGACAGCAAGTAACACACCAATTCATGGAAGCGAACTTAATGAATATGGTCTGTTAGCCGCTTACAGTTTACTAGGCGTTTCAAACGCAGCGTTTATTGTTAGAGCGGATGCCGATCTAGGCGAATTACAAGGACAGACAGAGGCTCCGGGAGCGAATCCAGCAGACGGAACTTGGTGGATTAATACAGACTCCACAACATGGGGCATACAAGAATGGAATAGTGCTGCAATTAGCACCACTGGCGGACAGAAGTTTGCTAACAAAACTCCTATTGTATTAACTGACACTGATACAACTAAGGTTGATTCAACATCAGGCGGCAAGCCTAAAGCATCAGTTGGTTCAATTGGGCAATACGCTTTTGTATTTGAAACAGTTGACGGAACTGGTTCTTTCTCAGCAGGAAGAGAAACAGCAAGACTTTATTACAAATCACCAGGACTAACAGTAGCAGGTGTTGCTGCAGGTGCCTGGGTATTAGTTGGTAGCCAAGATTGGGCATTAAGCCATGCAACAGTACAGGGTGCAACATTTGTAGGTGGCGCAGGTTCATTTACAATTAACGGCACAACTGTTACAGTTGGCGGCAGCGATGCTGTTGATGATGTTGTAACTACTATTAACGGATTGCTTGCAGTTAGTCCTGCAGAAGCAGATACAAGAGGAATTTACGCAGCAAATGTAAGCGGCAAAATTTATCTATACTCAAACGCAGCAAACGACAGCGTTGGTGACTCAACACTAAGTAACTCGATCACAATTGCAGCAGGCAGTGGAACACTTTCAAACTACGGTTTTACAGCAGCAACATTTTATGGTCCAGCACTAGCACAAGCACCACATACATCAGTTCCACAATGGAAAGCAGGAGATTCAACTCCAAGACCAACAGGAAGTGTATGGATTAAAACTACTGAACCAAACTTTGGTGCACGTTGGAGAGCTGCTAAATGGTCTTCAGCAACAACAAGTTGGGTATCATATGAAGCACCAATTTATGCTTCAGGACAAGCAGCACTTTACTACTTAGACAGAGCTAACGGTGGCACAGGTATTGCTACTGACATATTATTTGTTCAAAGTAATAGTAATGAAAATGCAGGTTATGATTCAACTCCAGCAACTGCAACATTTAGAGTATGGCGCAGAGCAGCAACTGGTACTACAGCGATTACTTCTGCTGTTGTAACTTCATCAACATTTACTGCTGCAACAAACACAGTTGAAATTGCTGAATCGATCAAAGGGCAACTTGCACTTAGCACAGCAGTTTCAATATCATTTGTGGCAACAGGTGCAACTACAGATGCTGATTTATTAGCAGGAGCAATTAACGCTTCAGCACTTACAAACGTATCTGCAAGCGTTGATACACAAAATAGAGTTGTAATTGAACATGCATTGGGAGGCGAAATTAGATTTACTGATGGAACTTCAACTCCAATAGCAGCAGCATTTACGCCTTATAATATTAATACACTTGCAGGAACTGCAAACTTCTATACTGCACCAGTTGGAGCGGATGATGATTTCATTGCTTCGAATTGGCAGCCATTAGCAGCAAGTAACTTTTATGCAAGTCCAGATGATCCACAAGCAGAACCAACAGACGGTCAACTATGGTACAACCCAGAGTTTTCAGATGTTGATATTATGGTTCATGATGGTACTACATGGGTTGGATACAGAAATGCATCAAGTCCATATAATGAAGTAGCATCAACTAGAGTTGGATACTTACCGATTGTTTCAGCAACTAATCCATGGATTAGCGGTGTAACAGCAGATGGCGACATTTGGATTTCAACAGCAGACTTAGAGAGCTATCCAATAGTTTATAAGTATGATGATAATCTTTCAGGCACACCAGCAAGTGAAAGATGGGTAAGAATTGATACAACTGATCAAACAACTGAAGATGGCATTTTATTTGCTGACGCAAGATGGTCAACATCCGGTGGAACAGCAGGAAGTGCATATCCAGCAGGCGACTTATATGACCTAGCAGTAAGTAACTACTTAGATCCAGACACACCAGATCCTGCACTTTATCCGCAGGGAATGTTGTTATGGAACTTACGTAGAAGTGGCGGCAACGTAAAACGTTATGCTAACAACTACATCGACATTACAGCAGACAACACTAGACAAACTGGTGACCCTGCAATGTCAGGTTACTACACTGATCGTTGGGTTACACAATCAGGTAACCAAGAAGATGGCAGCGGATCGTTTGGTAGAAAAGCTCAACGTAAAGTTATTATTGAAGCGATGAAGTCAGCGATTGATACTAGCGATCAAATTAGAGACGAAGAACGTAGAAACTTTAATATGATTGCAGCACCTGGATATCCAGAGTTAATGAGTAACTTGGTTAATCTTAACATTGACAGAGGCTTAACAGCATTTGTTATTGGTGATACACCATTAAGATTAGCAGCAGATGCAACTACATTAACTAACTGGGGTTCAAATGCTAACTTAGTTACTGATAACGGTGACGACGGATTAGTAACATACGATGAATACTTAGGAACGTTTTATCCAAATGGATTTACAACTGACTTAGGTGGTTCAAACGCAGTTGTTCCAGCATCACACATGATGATGAGAACTATTGCACTAAGTGACCAAGTATCGTTTCCATGGTTTGCTCCAGCAGGAACAAGACGTGGTGGAATTAGCAATGCTACAGCAGTAGGATTTATTGATGCAGCAACAGGCGAATTCCAAACAGTTGCACTTAACGAAGGTCAAAGAGATACATTGTATGACTTAAAGATTAATCCAATTACATTCTTTAATGGTGTTGGTTTAGTTAACTACGGTCAAAAAACTCGTGCAAGAAACGCTAGTGCTTTAGATAGAATTAACGTAGCACGTTTAGTAGTATACCTACGCAGTCAACTTAATAAACTGGCTCGTCCGTATATCTTTGAACCAAATGATAAAATCACAAGAGACGAAATCAAACAATCAGTAGAATCATTACTACTTGAATTGGTTGGTCTAAGAGCTCTTTACGATTTCGCAGTAGTATGTGATGAAACAAACAATACTCCGGCTAGAGTAGACCGTAATGAACTATATGTAGATATTGCGATTGAACCAGTCAAGGCTATTGAGTTCATATACATTCCGTTGCGTGTCAAGAACACAGGGGAGATATAAGACATGCCTATTACATCATTAAATAACTTTTCAGTACCAACAGACGCAGGCAACCAAGTGCTCTTGATGCCTAAGTTAAAGTTTCGCTTTAGGGTGACACTTTTAGGATTTGGAGTTACTGCTGCTACTGAATTAACAAAACAAGTAGTTGATATTGCGAGACCAAAAGTTGGATTTGAAGAAATTCCATTAGAAGTTTATAACTCACGTGTATATCTAGCAGGTAAGTACACTTTTGAAACAGTTGTACTTAATTTGCGTGATGACGCGAGTGGTGAAGTTCAGAAAATGGTTGGACAACAGGTCCAGAAACAGTTCGACTTTGTTGAACAGGCTTCTGCAAGATCTGGTATTGATTATAAGTTTACTACTAAGATTGAAGTATTAGACGGTGGTAACGCTAATAACCCAGCAGGAGTTAACGTACTTGAAACACAGAACTTATATGGTTGTTTCTTAACTAACGTTGATTACGGCGATGCAAACTACGGTACTAACGAAGCGATGCAAGTTGCACTAACTATACGCTTTGATAACATGGTACAATGGGGCGCAGGCGAGCAAGGTGTTGGTGTTGGTATTGGAGCAGCAGTGGAAAGAACACTTGGTGCTTCTACTACTGGTTCTGGTACAGCAGCAGGCTAATACTAATTTTAGTATTGATATTGAAAAGCTCGGGCTTAAAACCCCGGGCTTTTTTATGACTAAATACTAGTATGGCAAATAAATTTACAAGATTTCTGACAGATGTATTCAGTGGACTTACAAATCCAAAAGGAATAGTAGCAAACTATACACACGCCACTAGATTATTCCTAGACGATTCGTTTAGGCTTGCACCAAAAAATAAGTTTAGTTATTACCTTAGATTTGAATTAGATTCAACTGCACATAAGGCAGCAAATTTTACTGCAAAGCATGCTGATGAATTTGGCTTACTGGTTAAGACTGCTGATCAACCAGCATTTAAATTTGATGCTCAAACACTCGAACAGTATAACAGGAAGAAAATTGTTTATACAAAAATTAATTATAATCCTGTTAATTTAACTTTTCATGATGACAACCAAGGAGTAGTAAGTGCATTATGGGCACTCTATTATGGTTACTATGTGCGTGATAGAAATAATCCATCTGCTGCATATGATGCAAATCATTATCGTACTAGTGTTCCAGGAATTAATCAATATAGATACGGATTAGATAGTAATGTTAGAACACAATTATTAAAATCAGTTACTATCTTCACCATGGGACGTAGAAGATTTGTAGGATACACTTTAGTTAATCCTAGAATTACTTCATGGGCGCACGGCCAGATGGATTACTCGGCTAGTAGCGAACCTGCTGAAAGTCAGATGACTCTTGAATATGAGGCTGTGACTTATAGTGCTGGAACTGTAAGCGAAGGTAGTCCGAAGGGATTTGCAACATTACATTATGATAATGCTCCTTCTCCGTTAAGTGTTGCAGGCGGCGGCGTAAGTAACCTAGTAGGCGAAGGCGGCGTACTAGATGGTTTAGAAAGTGTGTTCGGAGCAGTTGGCAACGGAACAGCATTTGATTCGCCACAATCATTTCTTGGAACTGCAATTGCTGGACTTAATACATTTAAAAATTTAAAAGGATTATCCAAAGAAAGTCTGGCTTCTGAGGCTGTAAATATTCTTTCAAGTCCTGCGGGAACAGAAGCCGTTGCTAATACAATTAGTGGCGTTGCAGGCGCAATCTTTCCTAAGAACAATACCAGTACTAATCAAATTGATGCTGTTATTAAAAAATTCCCTCCAGGAAGTGGAACATTTACATAATGGCTTCTCAAACAAATTTACCAGCAAAGCAAATACAGGATAGTGCAGCAAGGTCTAAACTATTTTTCGATACGTATGGAGAACAACCCTTAGAGTTTAATGCAGTTGATGTTGATGCAGCCATTGGATTTTTTACAAGTAGGGGTTTTGAAAAAGACTCAGCACAAACAGTTGCTCTAACTTTACTTAAACAAGCAAAATTAGAAAATTTAAATATTTTTGAAATATTAGATGGTCTTAAAAATGTAGACAATACAGATATTAATGTGTTAGTAAGTGAAGTATTAAATAATAATAGACCGTCTACATCTACTTTAGGATATAGAAAACAAATTTCTACAGTATCCAAACAACGTAATGTGATAGCATAATGCCTAAATTTGCTCAGGGTAAGTTCGAAATAAAAAACCCAAGCAAGTATGTGGGAACAAAATCACCCATGGCTAGATCAAGTTGGGAAACTGTTTTTATGAGAATGCTAGATGAACACCCGGGTGTTCAAAGTTGGGCAAGTGAAAGTGTTAAAATTCCTTACAAGGATCCGTTAACAGGAAAGTATACTGTTTACGTTCCTGACTTCTTTATTGTTTATCAAGACAAGAATGGAAAGAAGCATGCAGAAGTAGTTGAAGTAAAACCTAAAAATCAAACTATGAGAGAAAGTGTTGGCAAGAGTCGATACAATCAGGAACAATACATTAAGAATATGGCTAAATGGGAAGCCGCAACTGCATGGTGTAAACAACAAGGAATCCGTTTTCGAGTAATAAATGAAGATGATATTTTTCATACCGGCTCTAAGAGAAGATAAGTAATAGTATGACTAAGAAACTAGAAGAGATTTTTAATTTGGATGACAAGGAAGCAGAGAGCGAGCCAACCAAAGTTGTGATTGAAGATGCAGAATCTAAGGCACAGCATGAAGAGATAAGAAGCCTTGAGCAAAGTT